TCAGTTGGTAGAGCAACGGACTGAAAATCCGTGTGTCGGGAGTTCAACTCTCCCTCTGCCCATTCCCTCTTTCCCCTGACTCTGGCCGACAGAAGCCGTCAAGTCCCGTATCTCACACGGCTTAGGCTTCTCGGCCGGCTGAACAAACAAGGCAGCCGTTGCGTCGGCGTCCGGCTCCTTGCGCCCCAAACCGTCCCCTGCGGTGGGCAGATAGTGGGCACGGGGATTGTTTACGGGTTGAACGTCCGTTCCCGTTGCGGCCAGAATGCTTGCTTGAGGGCGATCGGAATCCGATCGGAGCGAAGGCAGCGACAGGGCGGCCCGCTCCATGTCCACGGCTCGGGGCTTCGTATAGCGGTCGGTCAGCCCCGGCGTGCTGTGACGCATGATCCTCTGGGCGACGCGGGGCGACACCCCGGCGGCGTCGAGCAAGGTCGCGGTCTGACATCGGAGCGAGTGGAAGTCGAACACCAATCCCCCGCTGTCTCGATAGGGGATGCCAGCCCGCTCCAGGTCGCATTGGAGCATCGTCGCCCCCCGATCGTCTGTCAGCGGGAAGACGGGCTCGCCAGAGGCGACGAGGGCGACGAAGTGGCGAAGGTCGTCCGCAAGGTCGCGAGCGAGGGTCAACGTCGCGGCAGTGCCGTTCTTCGTGTAAGCGGCCTGGACGGTCACGGCGGCCGGATCGGCCGTCCAGTCGAAGGATTCCGGCGTGATGCTTTGGATCTCGCCGTATCTCAGGCCGGTGGCGATCGCCAGCCGATAGAGCAACGCTCGACTCGGGCCGGACATCTTCCGCCAAGTGGGGCCGTTGTGGGCGGCCTCGATGAGTCGCCGTAGGTCGTCGACCCCGATGGTTCGCCGATCGTGGCGACGGTCTTCTTTCGCGTTGTAACCGGTCAGCCCGGTGAGCGGGTCGGATGCGAAACGGCCGGACTTCCAAGCCCATTTGGTGAACGATCGGATGGCGGTCTTGTGATGGTTGACCGATCCGAGCGACATCCCTTCTGAGCGGAGCGTAGCCAGGGCGGATTGAACACGGTCGGTCGTTAGGCATGCGAGACGACCCGTGGCCAGCCAGTCGGCCAGCTTCGCTTCGTGGATGGGGATCTCGCATCGCTTCGCCTTGCGAGGGCGTTCGACTTCGGACGGGGCCGCGCCAAGGGAGATCGCAATCAGGACGCGGACGCGGTTCGCGGATAATGCGACGTGCTGGGCCGTCGATCCTTTCGCCTCCAGGGACGCGGCCCAAGCCGCGACGTGTTCGGCGATCGGGCGAGCCGCATGTTCCCGCCGAGCCAAGTCGCGGACGTCGACCAAGCCTGACCGGATCTTCGCCGCCTCGGACTCGGCTGCATTCGCCATTTCCTGGGTGGCTCGCTTGTCGGCGCAGCCTTTGCGCTCGACCTTGAGGCCCTCGGCGTCGACGAATCGATAGTACCAGGACTTCCCCCGCTTACGCAGACTGGCCACAGCTCGCCCCCTTTTCGATCCAGGTGCGGATCGTCTCTGGGCGCCATCTCGGCATCTTGCCGACCTTGATATCAGGCTGGGGGATCTTGCCGGCGGCGCGCATACGCTCGACCACGCGGCGGCTGCACGCGAGAGTCCGGGCGAGGTCCACGATCGTCATCAGCGGTTCAATGACACAAGGCGAAGAATCACGGGGCGCCATGCGGCGGAACTCCGTTCAGGATGCATTGTCGGCGCTCTGATCGGCGTCGTAAATGGTGCTCCGCTAGGCGTCCCCCTCGTGGCTTGCTTGCATCCGACTCGGATTGCGGCATCAACGCACTCACTATGACGAGTTGCGTCGGCCGCCGTCAAGACCCATCGCAGACGCTTGGATGGGTTTTCTGTCAAGAAGGCAGATAAATTTCCGAAATGCAATCATGACGGCCAGCACCTTGACCGGCGGGTTCGCGTGCCAGAGAATCATCGGTGCGGGCGACTCGTATATTGGAGCGTTGGTGCTGCTGGAGGTGAAGCATGATTTACATGGAATTCGGTCATGAGTCCGACATACGAACTGAAGACAGCGAAGGCAACGAGTACCTGCTGCGATCCAAGCAGTTCGGGGGCACAACTTTTGAGCCGCACATTAAGGGTCCGGTCGAATTGCGAATGAAAGACGAGTCTGACGATCGAAGGGTCGAGTGGATCTCGGTTGGCCACTATCGAATCGCGGACCCCAAAGCATCTAACGGCGAAATTCTGGTCCATTCGATGGAAGCTCAGCCGATTTGAAGCAAGGCTAGCCAGGTCCTGGATTGCGATGTGTACTTCGAGGAATATGAAGGTCAATGCGGCTCGCCATTGGCGTACGTTGTGAGCCGCAACCTTCACCGCAGAAGCCTAAAGCCAGGGCAACGTGCGGCTATAGCTGTTGATGTTAAAAAGCGTCTAGAGATTGAGTACCACGAGAGTCGGATATCCGGTCTCAAGCGTGGCAAGGAGCAGGGCGATCCCCGTGTTGCAACTAGTTGCAACACGGAACCGAACTCTCGAAAAGAAGCCGCTGAGATGATGGGCGTCAGTCCTCCGCGATTGTGCTTCGTGTCAGCGTCGCTTCAAGGCGAACTTTGAATGTCGTTGGGTAAGGCCCGGCGATGCCTTTCCCCATTTTTGTTGCGTTGACCAGAACTTCCGTGTCGCCGAAACGCCCGGTGAATGCGGAATCTGATCCAGGGTAAAGCCTGTCGGCCGTGAGCGTCTGGAAGGCGGCCTTCAGCATCGCTGCGAAGGCATCGCCCTTGATGTAAGGATCAAGTTCGCCAGGGGTATCGGCGGGGCCGATCTCGATAGTCATGGTCATTCGCTGTTCATCGCCCATCTTTCTCTCCTCTCCCCTTCTCCCATCCTTCCCACCAACACGCCACGCCAGAGCCTACCCCAACAGAAGGCCTGATGCCAGCGACTCGAAGATCTCGGCCAGAAGCGTCCCTGCCCGTGGGATATACTTCCCCGGGTCATCGTCCTGGCTGTCGAGCAAATCGGGGAGGCTTGCCAATGACGCGGCATGTAGCGGGGCGGCTTGAGCGAGACGGCGTGTGGGTCGCCGAAGAGATCGAAGCGACGATCGACCGGGCTCGAATTTCGTTCGCGTGCACCAAAGGCGAAGCCTGGATGGGCGAGCGGCATCGGCTGACGGCGGCCGACGGTCGGATCATCGAGTTCACAGTCGACCGCAAGAGTGTGTACGAGCCGGACCCGCGAGGTGACGAGGAGGTCGTCGAGGGCCGGCTAACGGCCGACTATCGCGATTGATCGGTTGAGGCCTACCCCAGCAGTCGGCTCGATGCCAGCGCGGGGAGAAACTTGATCAGGAACGCTTCCGCCTGCTCCGAAATCCCCGGCGCCTTCGACGCCCTTGAACCAGCCGCGTTCACGATTACCGGATCGTGCTGAAACAGAAGCCTGCCCGCGACGATCGTGGCGGCGGCGAAGGCCGACTCCGGCGACAAATCCGTGATCTCGATGAATGGCTTGCCGAGCCGCTTGCAGGCATCCCGCGTACAACGGTAACCGGTCGATCCCGTCGGCCCTAGCCAAAGTGTCACGTGCCCGGATTTAGCATTGGCCTTGGTCCGCGCCGGGTAGCCTGGCTCCTGGCACTCGACCATGCCGTATAGATCGGCGTACTCGGGGCGTGGGCCTGCTTCGGTCAGCCACCCCAACGGCATGGTCCCGCCCGTCTCCAGACCCAGTCGCTTCGCCACGCGCAGGGCGGAGGCGTCGACGCCTTCCTGGCCGCCGGAGATCACGCGCAGGTTCACTTCGGCCCCGCCCCATCGGCGTCGCGGTTGAGTTCCTTCACCATCTGCTGGTGCGCCCGCTCGACCGGGACTTTGAGCATGTCGCTTAACATCTCGACCAAAGTGGTCTTTCTGAAAGCCGCGACGACGCGGGCTTGATCAACTAGCCGTCGGTCGAGCTTCACCGGAACGTCGTCTCTATCGCTTCGCGGGCGACCAGCTCGCTTGGATTCCGCCATCGCTCTCTCCAATGTCGCGGCCACCACTCCAACACCATCCTTTCAGATTACGGCAATCCGGTCTCGCTTTCCACCGTAGTGATAATATGCGACGGTCATCTAGGAATCAAGAACGCGATAATTTTTCGCCGACCCATTGACTTAGGTATTTTGGTTACTAGACTACCAATGTCGGGTCGCAACAGCGATCCAGCCAAACGAGCAATCAGCCAAAGAAAGGACCGGACCTATGGCGAACATCGACGAGGTCAAGGACGCGGACTACTGGAAGGCCCAGGCCGAATACTGGCAGGGCCGGGCCAACGAACTCGAAGCGGACATCAAGGCCATCACGTCCCCGGAGATCATCCGGTTTCGGGGCGTCGACGGCGACGTGATGTGGCAACGCGACCTCTTCAAGATGCCGGCGAAGTGCTGGGGCAAAGCCGTCCAGCGTCAACCGCACATCGAACAGTGGCATCAGGTGGAGGCGGGCAGCATGCTGCTCGCCCTCAGTCCCGCGAGTTCGGTCACCTACCTCGATGACGTCGAAGACGATGAACTCGATGTTGATGAATTCGGCGACGACGAAGGGTTCGGCGAAGACGACTGACGGGACCACCGCCGCCCCGGTCGGGTTCGCTCGGCCGGGGCTCACATCGTTAAAATCACGAATCTTCAGAAATGGAACAGGAATTGCTTTGCAAAGCGGTAGATTGCATGATACAATGAAAGAAATGGGCCTTGCTCATTGCACGTCAATCACCCCGCCGCGAGCCGTCCTGGCTCCCCTTCAGCCGAAGTTCCGACGTCATGCGCTATGATAAGGGTGACGCTCGATCCGTCGGTCGCTGGCTCAGATTCCGCCGAAGCGGCAGCACTTCGTAATTGTGGGTATTCCGACTGTCGAGACGCCGCAGCAGCACCAGGCTTGCGAACAAGCCAGAACAAGTGGCCTGCCGCCGACCAAAAGACTACTCTCGCAAATTCGGCTCAAGTGGCATAATGGCAGATCTTTAAGTCGGAAATCTGCACGTCGAAAATGTTCGGAAGACGTGATTTTCTACTTATTGTAGAGGACGCAAGAAAAACGAGGTGGTTGCCCGTGCCGGACCGCCGGACACGCTACCTGGGAAATATGTTGCCGTATCCTTTATTTACCTAGACCTTAGCAAAGGCTTGCAAGCCAACTGAAGGAGAAGTAGGAGATGCCCGTCGCATCAATCAATCAGGACAGTGCGGAGCACATCGGGATCGGCGAATTGATCCGACGAACCGGATGGGGATCGAACAGAGCTATGAGGCTCGCCTTGCTCGGCGAGATCCGAACCCAGATCAAGCCCGGCAGGCCGGTCCAGTTTCACGCGGGCGACGTCGAGCGGATCGCAGCCGAAGCCAAGTGATCGAGAAGTCACCGGTTATCCAACACCTTGAGGATCAGATCGATATGCTCGCCGAACAGAGGAACGAGATGATCGCGAACTGCTTCCGTCCCGGCGTGAAGAACGGGCACTACTACCCGCTAATGCCTCGGCACGGTGCCTACCTCTTAGATTTCAAGGGGAAGGGCGAGCGGTTCGCACGGCTTTTCCGCGAGACGTGGACGCGGATTCCGCTCTACGCTCGGCGGTGCATCCTGAAGCATTGGAAATCGGACGACGTGCATAGGTTCGCAGTCTATTACTCCCCGTCTATCGAACTCTCCGACACGTGGGACGGAAAGAAACCGGGAGACGCGGGGTACGCTCACCGTGGAGGGCATTCCCTCCGGTTTGCACGCCGTCGAATCGAGAAGATGCCCGACGCGGTGGTTTGCGATCTGATCGCCCACGAGTTGGCCCACGTGTGCCAGTGGGCTATCGGCGAAGACATGACTTCTTCGGACGCATTCGATATCGAAACTATCGCCGACGAGATCATGGAATCATGGGGATTCGACGCGGAGTCCATCGACCGATGGGCGGTCGAAGCCGGCGTCACCAAGTTTGTCGACGTAGACAAGTTGACCGAGTCGCAGAAGAAGCGACTTCGAGCGAGGGCGAAGCGGGCCGGGCGTGGGATCGGGCTGTATCTCTGATCGACCGAAGCATTGACCATGCGTGGGATCGGCCAGAGACGCGGACCGTTTGACACAGTCGAAGTGAACCGAGGCTCAGGCACGGTTCACAATCCGCGAGGGGTTTGCTAGTCTCGACGAACGAGCCTAAGGATGCAGCCAGATCGTCGCCCTAAGCAACGCAGCAGCCGGGCTGAAACCGGCGACTGAAACCAGAGCCGAAAACCAAATGGATTCCAAGTCCTTTTGGTCCATCACGCAGAAAGCGACCCGTCCCGCGCCAACGGGCTGAGTCGCTTTCGTAGTCGATCGAGAGGAGCTGCCCACCGAAGCAAATCAGCGATATGCCCCGCTCCAAGCCGACGTCTGTAGCGACGGCCTGGCGAAAGACAGCCCCTTGGCACGGGCTCCGCACCCAGCACGCGTAAATGCTGGAAAGCAGAAAGAGCGCTCAACAATGGATTTTACCGCGCATGTGGGCGACTATCAAGCCCAACCTAAGAAAATTCTGATAGATAGTTGCCCCTGCTGCGATGCACTCGCGATCGAACAGGTCAGTTGCCGCGAAGGCCGCTTGCTTCAGTGCCACGAATGCCCCGCCGCATTCCATCCCACCCCAAACCCGGCCGACGCGACGATGCGGACGGTCATCTGGATTTTGCCCAACAACTCCCTGATCAGCACGGCGACCACGGCCGGGCTGGATGCTCGCCCCCACGGCGAGCACGGCGACGTTTCCGGCAAGCACGTCGCGATCGTTCATCCCCACAACTGTAAAGCCTCGTTTGATGCTGTTTTCGAGGCGAGAGCCGCCGTCGGCGGCGGCGCGGTCGAGGTCCGCGTTGTCGAGAGTTCGGCGAAGTTCGCCGCGAGGGAGCTGGGCGCGCTGTTCCTCGAATGGCTCGACTCACCGATCTATCCGGCCGTCTCGGTGGAAGGGACGGTGTCGCTATGAGCTTTCGTCTCGATCCCGTCGCTGAAGTCGTCGCTGCACTGGAAGCCGGGGGGTACAACCCCCGGCCATCCGGCCCTGATCAATGGTCGTCGCGATGCCCGGTGCATCAGGGCGGCAAGGCGAACCTGGTTGTCTCCCGTGGGAGCGACGGAAGGGTTCTGACCCACTGCTTCCACAGCGATGGTTGCGGCTTCCGCGACGTTCTCGCCGCCTTGAACATCTCGCCTGCACGTCCCACCTCCAACGGCATCCCGAGCACGACCACCACGATGAGCATGAACCCCGTCGCCAAGAAGGCCAAGACGATTCACGCCACCGCCGATCGAGCCATCCGAGCGGCTAAGTGGACCTGCAAGGCCGAAGGCGACGCGGACTGGAATCCCGATACCGTTCAGGTTGTCGGCCGGTGGCCGTACCACGACGCGAACGGAAACGTGCTCTTGATCGTCGTCCGATTCCAACTGGCCGACGGAAGCAAAAGCTACTCGCAGGTCCATCCGGTCGAAGGCGGCTGGAACGTGGGCATGCCGCCGGGACCGCGTCCGATCTACAGGGTGCCCGAGGCCATGAACGCGGATCGGGTCTACTTCGTCGAAGGCGAAAAGGCGGCCGACGCGGTGGTCGGGCTGGGCCTGGTCGCCACGACGACGCCCGGTGGTGCCACGGTCGCTCGCAAGGCGGATTTGTCCCCGCTTCGCGGTCGACACGTCGCAATCTTGCCCGACAACGATGTTCCGGGACGCGAGTACGCCGCGAAGCTTGTCGAGCTGCTGGCGAAGGTAGGCGCCGCGTCGGTCAAGGCGGTCGAGCTGCCCGGCTTGCCCGAGAAGGGCGACATCTGCGATTGGCTGGTAGCCGCCAACGCGGAAGGCAAAACCAAGGAATGGTGCCGATGCGAACTGGAGCGGCTGGCCGTTCATCCCGTCGAGCCGACTCCGGCTCAGCGGGTCGAAGAAGCCCGCCGCGAGATCGTCGAGGATAATAGCGAGATCGAGGACGACCCGACTATGGACGACATCCTCGCTATCGATCGCGGCAATGAAGGCCGACCGTCGATCGAGATCACGTGCGAGCAAACCGAGGTCAATGACCAAGCCATCGCGGCTCTCGCCAGAGACCCCAACGTCTTCACAATCGGCGGCAAGATCGCGGTCGTCGCCAAAATGCCCCCGCCGCGCGGCGTCAAGGATTCCCCGGACGGCTTCAAGCGGATCTGCATCCTCGATCTGCCGGCCCTGGAAGAGCGGATGAGCGCGTCGGCTTACTGGCACACGAGTCGAATCGACAAGAAGGGCGAAGTCCACCAGTCTCAAGAGCTGCCCCCTGGGTGGTCGGTCAAGCAAGTGTTCTCAAGACCGCACAAGGCGGGCATCCCCCAGGTCGAAGGGATGGTTGAGACCCCGGTTCTCCGGCCCGACGGCTCGATTCACGAGACGCCGGGATACGATCCGGCGACCTGGACGTTCTTCAGCCCCAATGCCGAATTCCTCCCGGTCCCTGACGCGCCGACGCGGGAAGACGCGATCAGGGCCAAGGATGTACTCCTGGAATTGGTCACCGACTTCCCGTTCAAAGATGACGCCAACAGGGCCGTCTGGCTGGCGGCGGCACTGACTCCGATCGCTCGGCCCGCGATCACCGAGGCTTGCCCGGCGTTCGTCTTCGACGCACCAGAGGCGGGAACAGGCAAGTCGAAGTTGTGCGACCTGATCTCGATCATCGCCAGCGGAACCGAGATGCCCCGATCCCCGTGGCCGGGCGGGCGCGACGTTGATGACGAGGTCCGCAAGACATTGACCGCTATCGCGATCAGCGGCGACCGATTTACGCTCTGGGACAACGTGCCAGAGGGCTGCAAGTTCGGCTGTGCGTCGCTGGACAACGCGGTCACCTCGATAACCTACAAGGCCAGGGTTCTCGGCAGCAGCAAGCTGACGGACGCGTTGCCGTGGCGAACCATCACGTACGCCACCGGGAACAACATGACGCTCGGAAACGACACGGTGCGTCGTACGCTGATCAGCCGTATCGAGGCCGACGTCGAGCGCCCATGCGACCGCGAAGGCTTCGTGTTCCCCAGACTGATCGCCCACGCCAAGGCGAACCGGGCCAAGTACGTTCAGGCCGCACTGACGATTCTTAAGGCTCACGCCGTCGCCGGGCGACCGCAACTCGCCAAGGAACTCGGCAGCTTCGAGGAATGGAGCACCGTCGTCGCGTCGGCCGTCGCCTGGGTTATGGGCGTCGATCCGATCAGCGTCCAGAAGGCCGGGGCCAGTCGTGCACCAGCTACCTCCAACCGCAAGATCCTGTTCGACGGACTGCTTGAGGTCAACGCGGACGTCCAAGAGTTCACGGCGGCCGACATGCTGACCAAGGCCGAGCAACTCAAGACCGTCGGACGACCCGAAGACGGGCCGATGTATCCCAGCCTTTACGAGTTCGTCGAAGAGTTCCTCGATCTCCCTTCCAGGTCGACCGCCAAGCGGAAACTCTTCGCCGCACTGGAAAAGAACGAAGGCAAGGTTGTCGGCGGTCACAAACTGGTCCTGCGGGAAGGACGAGCCCACAGCAAACTATGGCGACTCACAGAGGTTAAAGATGGCAAGACCAGGCCGGAAGAGCCCTCTGACGAAAGTCAGATGGTGAGCATGGTGAATATGGTGACCTCCTCCCGGCGTTCTATCGTGCGCGAGAATTCTTCCCCTGTATTTTCCTATGGGCCAGCGGGGGGAGAAGCTCACCATGCTCACCATGCTCACCACTTGACACCTGTAGGACGTTCAGCCCCCACTTGCGGCGATCAAGCCCAACCTTTCCAGCAAGCTACCGCTCTTCCCCTGTCTCTCAATGCTTCCGGTCTACCTTACGACCCGAATGACTGGACGACCTTCGGCTAAGTCGGCTGCTTCCATCGGCGGCGTGGGGCTCAGCCTGCGCCGCCGCCTTCACTACAACGGAGACCTCACCAATGGGCCGCCACTTGAACCAGCACGTCAAACAGAAACAAAAGGCGATCGATGTACTAGCCGGACGCAACCCCAAGCGACGACGCGACCGCGAGCGATACGAGTCTTGCCCGGTCCCGTTCGTCCACGCACCGAAGCCCAAGCCCAGCAAGCTGCGACCCGGTCAGGCCGACTGCACCTAGTCGAAGTGCAATGAGTGCACAATGCATGCACCTAAAGCTCCTAGGGGGGCCTAAAAAGTGCATGCATGTAGGTGGCCAAGACCGCTCGTGGTGCCTTGCACATTTTCGAGCCGATTGCGGACCCGTAATCCTGCCTATTCCCATTAGTTTAGTCTAGTAGGAGATCCAGCAATGGCTTCCAGCGACCAGTTTGAGATCGATGTCACGGCCGAGATCATCAACGCTGAGCTGCTTCGAACCGGGATCGAGTCGCTTCGGCGCATCCAAAAACGGGTAGAGAGGGAGGCCCGGGATCTAGCCGTTGAGATGAGCATCTTCGCCGGCGGCGAGTCCGATTTCGTAGTCGTCCTGGACGGCCCTTTCGAGGCCGAGGTGGAACTCTTCTCCAACGATTCGCCCCGGACCTGGCTGAAGATCATCCGGTCCGTGATCGAAGGCTACCGCGAGTCGCTGGACGATGACGAGATCGGCGACGACGGCATCGGGTTCATCGTGCCAGGCCCTTCGGACAACTGACTCCCGCACGCTAGGGCGACCTAGGAACGATCGCGGAGCGGGACGGCTGCCCCCTATCCACCTTGCTCCACGATCGTTCCTTGAGGCCCGTGGCACGCCTTATAGGCGTTCTCGCTAGATCACGTCTTCACGCCAGCGAATGACTCGGCCGACTTCCGCCAGTTCATCGAGTCCCAGAGGCCCGACGGCTGCCAGACGCCGCTTCATGTGCTTCGGCATATGGTTTCGGGTACGCCCGTAGCCGACACGATTGAGGGGCTACTAAGGGGATCGCCTGGTGGAGTCCAGCACAATAACCGAGATGAATCAGGGCGTTACCACAACCGGAACAATGTGACGGTTGTGGATGATCCCGATCCCGACATCATTCCTCTTCCCGACAATCCGCCAAAACCAAAGCCAAAACGGATTCGTGATTACTCCCGCGAATCGCGACAAGGCAATTCGGTTGGCTACACGCTGCGGCGCCTGGAGAGGGAGGCACCTGAGTTGCTTCCGTTGGTTTGTCGAAGGTCTCTCCCGTCGCACATCCCCTCTGAGTCCTTCGGCCCGCCCAGGCGCCCCCGCGACCCGAATAATTCATCGTAGTTGGACACTTCGAGCAATTCGCAAATAAATTTTAACTCGTTGCCATAAATAGACATGCAAGCGTGAAGTCGCTAGCACGTCTTCATTTGCAGCGAGTTCGTACCCCTATATATAGGAGACCCATCGAAATGGCATCGTGGATTCGCAAGTCGGCTCAACTATCGGAACACCTCGGTCGCGACGACGGCGAACAGGTCGATGCCGACACGCTGGAAGAACTCAGCGCGGAGTTCATCTTCCCAGAGGAAGTCCTAGCCGCCGCCCGACAGAGGTTCATGGACGACCTGTTCCTTGCCGGGGCGTCGTATCGACAGCTAGAGGCTTGGTTCGGGATCGAGAAATCCACCGTCCACTGGCGGTACAAGCACCTGCCCCCGACGCCCGTCGATGAAACCGGCGATCGCTACATGCGACGGCTTGCCGAGGTGGTTCAGTCGAGACCGCGAACGTTCCACCAACTCGTCGCCGCGATGCAGGACAAGGCCGGGACGACGGGTCAATCAGCCGAGATCCTGAAGATGTTGGGCGCCCGCCCCAGATCGGCTGCGACCGCACTCGGGGCGCCACGGAAGTCCCAAGCCAAGGCGAAGGCCGCGTCATGAACGGCAAAAACATCTGGGCGGGATTCCACCGAATGGACTGGCCTGAAGGATCGATCGAGCTTGAGCGATTCGCCCTACTCGAATGCCACGCGAAGCCCCTCTCTGTTCAGTCTTGCCGAGATACGCACGGTTGCAGAGCGTGCCTTGGATGGGGTGAGAGTCGCGGTTCTCGATGCGAGCAATGCCAAGGGACCGGAGTCGGCCCAATCAGTGGCCGCGACTTCTGCCCTTGCTGCGAGCGAAGCAGCGACCGAATCGAATCAGACCCCCGACTGACGATCAAGCCCGGCGAACTGCCGCGACGTGAACCCGAGCCGAGTCCGGCTCCGGTAACGAAGCCGGTTCTGGAGACGAAGGCCGGCACCAGGAAACGCGGTCGCCCCAAGGGATCGAAGAACCGACCCAAGTTGCAACCTGCCTGAATCACATCGAAGCCCCTCTCTGGGAGCCGGCGCGTCAAAGGAATGGCGCGTCGGCTCACTCTACTGTCCCGATCCCAGCGAGACCCCAGCGATGACTGCCGTTCAAGGACCCGAAGTCGTGCTCGGCAAGATCTTCAAGAAATGGGAAGCCGTCTATCCGGCGCTCGAAGTCGAGCATGGGTACAACGACGGCATCCTCACCATCACGGTCAAAGACGCCTACGGAAACGACCTCGCCAAGACGCGTGTCACAAACGATTTCCTATTCCCAGCAAGTGGCGAACGACTTGAGTTCCTGGCCCGGCACGTGCCGAAAACGGTCGGAGCGATCCTGTAACCACCCCGCCTGCCGATCACGTCTCGCCTCAAATCCAACCACCAATACACCATCGCTGGGTCGGCCGGCGCGTCGGGACTTAACCTCTCGGCGCGTCGGCTCACGTCTCGAAGCACTCTCCCGGTGTCGCCCGGCACGGCAGGGCCGCAAGGCCGTAAACAAACTGCCGCGTCCGGGTGTTTTCTCGCCGACGGAAGGACGACCTCCATGTGGACGACCATCGCCCGGCTTGCGTTCGCCGTGCTCGTCGCCGCCGTTCAGAAGATCCCGCCCGAGCAATGGCAGACGCTCGGCGCGATCGTCGTCGCGTGGCTCCAGACGATCCAAGACAAGCTCCCCGCCGGTCACCCGATGATCGCGGTGGTGAGCGCGTACAAGGCACCACGAAGCAAGCTGGCCCGCTTCCGTCCCGACGACGACGAGTAATTGTCCGTTTCATTCCGCCCGCGCCGTCAGTCGGCAGTCAGGGAAGCCATCATGCGATTCATGGAACATGTCAGCGCGGGGCAAGCCCTGTTCGTGTCGGCCATCACGGGCGGCCCGAGTCTGGTTTATGCCTCGGTTCAAGAGGACTTCGCGCCGGTCGCCGCTGGCGCCGCCGTGGGTTTCTTGGCGTTCCTGTTGACGATCTGGCGTAGCTCCGGCGACAGCCGTTTCGAGACCGTGCTTCGCCGGCTCGACAAGGCGGAGAAGGAAGCCGACGACTATCGCAACGAGTCGACCGACGCGAAGTCCAAGGTCGCCGAATTGCTCGTCGAACTGGCCGCCGCGAACGCTCGACTGAAGCTGAACGACGATGCCTGACATCCCGTACTTCACCGGCCGACCCGACGGCCGCATTCCGCAGCACAAGCCGCCCCCGCCTCGGACGGAGTCGGCCGAAGGGCGGAAGGCTCGAAAGAAGATCTATAACAGCGCCGCATGGAAGAAGTGCCGAGCACTGGCGTTAAGGCGTCAGCCGTTGTGCCCGGAGTGCCTGAAGAATGGCGTCCACTCGCCCAGCGTGGAAGTCCATCACGTCAAAGACCTGGCCGAAGGCGGCGACCAGTACAGCCTCGATAACCTTCAGCCGCTCTGCAAGATGCACCACGGCACCGTCACCCGCTGGCGAATGTATCAAGGGAAGCACGACGATGGCCAAACGCGGCCGACGACCTGACCCGCCCGAACTACGGATCGCGAAGCAGAACGCCGGCAAGACCTACGGCCCGTTCGCCACGATCCGCGAAGCCGGCGAGCCGGACAAGCCCGAGACCATATCGTCCGATCCGTACGCCAGCGAGATATGGGATCGGTTGGTCGCCATGCTGACCGATCGCAAGATCCTCTCGCCCGCCGATCAAGGAATCATGGTCGCGTACTGCTCGGCTTACTCTACTGTCGTACGTTGCCGCAAACTTCTCCAACCCAAGGTCGACCCCAAGACCGGCGCGATTCACGATCCCTTCGTCGTGTTCAACGAGATCACCGGCGCGACCAAGGCCAACGGTTTGCTCGGCACGCTCTCGGGCGCCGAAAGGTCGCTCGCGTCGTTCGCGTCGTCACTCGGCCTGACTCCCGTCGATCGCGGTCGTGCTGCCGTGATTGAAGACCTGGAACAGCGTGACGAACTTGAGGACATCCTGGCTGGTTGAACATGCCGCTCACAATCGAGAACTTCAACCCGATCGTCACGCCCTCGGATCGCGAAGCCCTCAAGCTTGGGTTCCGGTTCGACCGCGAGAAGGCCAATCGCCCGGTCAAGTTCATCGAACGGATCTGCAAACAGTCGATGGGCGAGTTCAGCGGCAAGCCTCTCTTGCTTCTCGATTGGCAGAAGCAAGCCTTATGGCGAGCATTCGGATGGGTTGACGCCGACGGCTATCGAAGGCATCGCGAGCTGTTCATCTTCGTGCCCAAAAAGAACGGCAAGACCGAGCTTGTCAGTGCGTTGAGCCTTTACTTATTGATGGGAGAGGATGAAGCGGTCCCCAAGATCGCCCTCGCGGCCGTCGACAAGAAGCAAGCGGGCGCGATGTGGGAAGAAGCCGATCGGATGATCAAGGCTTCGCCCTTCCTGGAAGCCCGGCTGAACAGCGTCGAGTTCCACAAGAGGATCAGATACGCGAAGAACCAGGGCGAGATCCTGACCCATTCCAGCGACGTGGACTCCAAGGAAGGCGGTTCACTGTCGGCCGTTCTGATCGACGAGCTTCACCTCTGGACGAAGTACAGGCGGAAGGCCTGGAACGTCTACGCAGGCTCCGGCGCCGCGAGGCGACAGCCGCTCAAGGTCGTCATCTCGACGGCGGGCAACGACCGCGAATCGGTCATGTGGGAGCAACTGTGCCGAGCAAGGAAGATCGAGTCGGGCGAGTTGATCGACCCCTACATGTGCGCGGTTCTATTCGGGCCGAACGACGGCGAGGAAGTCGACCCGCACAGCAAAGAAACCTGGTTCCGCTTCAACCCCAGCCTCGGCCACACCATGTCTCTGACCGGGTTCCAGGCCGACTACGAAGCCGCCAAGAGCACGCCTTCGGACTTCGCCGACTGGAAGCAACGCCGCCTGAACGTCTGGACGACGAAGACGAACCGATTCATCGACATCGAGACATGGAATCGGTGCGAGTCGCCGAGGACGCCGGAAGCGATTCAGGAGTCGGCCGAGCTTTCCTTCGCAGGCACGGACTTGAGCGATCTGCGGGACATGACCGCCGTCTCGATCATCACCGGGTCCGTCCCGACGGGTTTCGATATCAAGATTCGCGCGTGGATGACTCGGGTCGAAGCGGAAAGGAAGCAGGCTCAGTACGGCATCCCCCTGATGCTTTGGGTCGAGCAAGGCTTCCTTGAGTTGTGCCCCGGGCCTCGCATCGACCTGGACATGGTCAGAGACGCCATCGAAGAGGAATTCGAGCGCCATCGGTTCTCAAGTCTGTTCGTCGACCCGTGGAATGCCCGCGAGATGAACTTGGCCCTGCAAGCCAAGGGCGTTCCCGTCACGGAGATCCGCCAGGGCATGCAGAGCCTTTCGCAGCCGACGAAGGAACTGGACCGCCTGATCGCCGAAGGCAAGTGGCGGCACGGCGGCAACCCGCTCTACACGTGGACGGCGTCGAACTGCGAAGTCGAGCGGGACAAGAACAACAACTTCATGCTCAGGAAGCCATCCGGCTACGAAAAGATCGACCCGATGGCGGCGTCGGTCAACGCCCTTGCAGCCGCGATAGCGAACGCAGGCGTCAAGCCCAAGCAAATCATCACGGTCGCCCCCAAAATCTACTGGTCCTAATTCATGCCGATCTTCGATCGAATCAAGGGAGCGGCGGCGTCGTTCGCCAAGCGGGCCTCCGCGCCTCTGGCTCCGGCTTCGTGGGGGTTCACTGGAAGCCTGCTCCAGACGTTCAGCCGAACGCTGCAAGGCACGAACACCACCGGGGTCCGGGTCGACGCCCGTGCAGCCCTCTCGCTCCCGGCGGCGTTCGCGGCGGTCAACGTCGTGGCGACCGACCTGGCGAGCCTGCCTCTTCACCTCGTTCAAGTCATGGACGACGGATCAGAGCGCAAGGCCAAGGAACACAGAGCCTACTCCACGTTCATGCGGAGCCCCGACGGCGGCGGCACGACGCCCATGCGGTTCCGCCAGGCGATCCTCTCACACTGTCTGCTCTACGGTAACGGGTACGCGGAGATCGTCCAGGCGGTGGACGGCAGCAGGACGTACCTGTACCTGCTCGACCCCGAGACGACGCTTCCCAACGTCGGCACCGACGGCTTGATCCAATACCGCGTCAACGGCAAGTTGGTCGACCGCGAGCGGATCTTGCACATCGCGGGGCTGGGTTTCAACGGGCTGGAAGGCTACGGCATCCCCCGCGTCGCGGCGCAGGCGTTCGGCCTTGGCCTTGCGGCCGAACAGTGGGGCGGCAGCTTTTTGGGGAAGGGGGCGGGAAACTCCGGCTTCATCAAGACGCCGAACGAGCTATCCCCCGAAGCCGCTTCCGAGCTGCTCGACGCCTTCAACTCGCGGAACGCCGGATCGGGCAACGCCGGCCGGGTCGGCATCCTCCCCCCCGGCTACGATTTCGAGTCGACGTCCGTCAACCCCGCCGAAGCGCAACTGACCGATCTTCGTAAGTTCCAGGTCCTCGAAATGGCTCGGCTGTTCCGCGTGCCACCCCACAAGCTCGGCGACTACTCCAACGCTTCCTACTCATCGATTGAAGCGAGCAACTTGGAATACGTGCAGACGACGCTGTTGCCGTGGGCCGAACAAGCAGAGCAGGCCTATGCGCTTCGCCTGCTGACAGAGGAAGAGCAAGCCGCCGGCTATCAATTCAAACACGACTTCCGGGCCTACTTGCGAGCCGACGCGATGGGCCGGGCCAACATGTACAAGACCCTGTTCTCGACCGGCTCGATGAGCCCGAACGAGATCCGCGCCGCCGAAGGCATGGGACCGCGCGAGGACGGCGACCAGTACTACGTGATGCTCAACATGGGCAGCAACAACGATCCCAACGCCAATCCCACGGAGCCGCCCAAGTGAGCTTCAAATATCGACGCCGGGTCGCCGAAAGCCCCGGATTGCAGACGCGGGCCGAGGGCGATTCCCAACCCCGCAAACTGACCGGCCATGCGGCTGTGTTCGGTGAGTGGTACGTTATCTGTGAATCGCCGACGATGGTGATCCGCGAGGTTATCCGGCCTGGCGCCTTCAGTAACGCGATCAACGAAAAACAGGATGTCCGCTGCCTCGTGGACCACTGCCCGTCTCAGATTCTCGGCCGAACCCGCGCCGGAACCCTGACGCTGTCCGAGGACGCGCAGGGGCTTTTCTTTGAATGCACGCCGCCCGATACGCAGGTGGCCCGCGACGTGACGACCAACATCGACGCCGGCAACGTTTCCCAGTGCTCGTTCGCATTCGTCCCCCGCGACGGCGGCGAGACGGTCACCCAGCGAACCGAGAACGGCGTGACCACGGTCGAGTACGAGGTGACCGACGTCGACCTGTACGACGTCAGCGTCGTCACTTATCCGGCCTACGAATCGACAGACGTCGAAGTCCGCTCGAAAGAGCTGGCCAAGTACGTCAAGGACGAGTGGCTGAAGCAGCGCCGCAACGAACTGGACCGCCTCGCCGCCGTCGCCGCCAAGTAACGACTCCCGTCCGCCGATCGACACGCCCGCCTCATCGACCGCACGCCGGTCAATCCCGCCTCCACATCTGCTCCCCTTCCGCCTCTTCACATCCCAGTGAGTCACAAGATGAATCTGACCGAAATGCGCACTCGCGCCAACGCCGCTCTTGCGCGCGCCCGTGATCTGGAGAGCCGGATCGCTTCGGCCGACGAGCCGACCGCCGAAGATCGCGCCTCCCTTGATACCGCCATCGCCGAAGCCACCGGCCTATTCAACCAGGTCCAGGAAGACGAAGCCCGCTCGGCCCGCGTCCGCGAGCTTCAGGCCCGCGCCAGCGCCCCCGGCGAGCGAGTCGGCCAGCCGTTGCTTCCCCATAACGACCGGTCCAATACGCGGGGCGATGCGCACCAGTACAGCCTCCTGCGTGCCATTCGCGGCGAACTGGCGATGCGTGAGGGACACGGCTCCTTCGACGGCATCGAGCGGGAAACCCACGACACGCTGGCCTCGCTTCGGGGCAAGGCTCCGACCGGCATTCTCATTCCGTGGGACGCTCCCCTTAACCAGCGGGTCGGCCTCTCCGGCGTTCAGTACCGGGCCGACCTGACCACCTCCACCGGCGCGGGCGCGATCCCGACCCTGGTCCGTCCGACGCTCACGGACCTGTTGCGTGCCCGCCTGGTTCTGGCCAGCATGGGCGCCACGGTCATCAGCGACATGACGCAACCCTTCGCCTTGCCCAAGGTCACTGCCGGTCTCGCCGGCGGCTGGGTGTCGACCGAAGGCACGAACGTCGCGGCCTCGGCTCCGACGATCGGTCAGGTTCCGTTCGGCTACAAGATGGTCGAAGCGACCACGAAGCTGAGCCGCCAGTTCATCGCCGGGTCCAGCCTGGACGGCGAACGCCTGATCGCGGATCAGCTCGTCAAGACGGTTGCCAACATCGTGGAGAACGGGGCGATCAACGGCTCCGGTTCCAGCGGCCAGCCGAAGGGGCTGTTCACCTACACGTCAGGCGACGGCATCGGGACCCTCGCCCTCGGCGCCAACGGCGCCGCGATCACGTGGGCTCAGTTGACGGGCATGACCGGAACGGTCGACACCGCGAACGCCCCCGGCGACGCGAGGGCGTGGCTCATCAACCCCACGACCACGGCGTTTTTCCAGTCGACCCCGAAGGTTGCGGGTTACCCGACCTTCATGCTCGACAGCAACAACACCATCAACGGCTACGGCTACGGGTCGACCAGCCTGGTCTCCAGCACCATCACCAAGGGCACCAGCACCAGCATCCTGTCGGCCCTGGCCTTCGGGTCGTGGTCGGAACTGGTCATCGCCCTGTTCTCGGGCTTGGATTTGTTCATCGATCCCTACTCGGCTCAGCCGCACGTCCGCGTGACCGTAGCGCAGGACGTTGACGTCAACTTCCTCCACCTGGCGTCGTTCGTCACCTGCCAGGATCTCAAGACCTCTTGATGATCCGACGGTTCCAAGGTCGAGCCGGGGGCTTGCCAACGCAGGCCCTCGGCCATTTCAAGAGGATCGCCCCGTGCATCTCCGCTTTCTGAGAACCGTCATGAACGGCCGGGCCGTCATGTACGAAGCCGGCCAGATCGCCGACGTCGTCGGTCCCGCCGCGAACGAATTCATCCGCCTCGGCATGGCCGTCGATCACGCCGAACCCGCCGTCCGCGAAGCCGTCGCCGTCGCGCCGAACCAAGCCCGAAAAGCCGCCTGTCGCGTGAGATGATCCATGAAAATCGCCATCGTCACGCCCCCCGCGATCGAACCCGTTACGTTGGCGGAAGCGAAGCTTCACGCCCGCATCTACGGGGATCTAACGGACGACGACGCCCTCGTCACGTCCCTGATCGTCGCGGCCCGCGAGAAGCTGGAAGCGATGACGTCGAGGTCGTTCATCTCGCGGACGCTCACAGCGACGTTCGACGGATTTCCGTCGTGTGCGTCCGGCGTGCTTCGCCTGCCCTATCCGCCGCTTCAGTCGGTCGCGTCGATCACGTACGCCGACGAATCCGGAGCGGCGCAGACGCTCGACCCCTCGGTCTACACCGTGTCCGATGGAACGCCCGGCCTCGTGATGCTGGCCAACGGCAAGAGCTGGCCCGCCGCCGCGAAGCAGATCGCCAGCGTCAAGGTCCAGTTCGTCGCGGGATACGGCGCGACCGCCGACGACGTACCTGAAGTCGCGAAGCTGATAATTCGCATACTCGTGGCGAGCTGGTTCGATCGCAGGGAAGCCACCATCTCAGGAACCATAATCGCCGATGTGCCCTGGACCGTCGCCGCCCTAGCCGACGCACTTCGCTGGGGAGCCTACGCAAGATGATCGACCCTGGCCAGCGACGCACCAGGCTCACCTACCAAGAGCCGACCTACACGATCGACAGCGTCGGTCAACAGATCGAGACGTGGGCCGATGTGATCGCGAGCGTCCCGGCTCGGCTCAGCCCGCTCAACGCCAAAGAGACGTACTGGGCTCGCCAGATTCACAGCGAAACGACCCACGAGGCCAACATCCGCTTTCATTCCGGCGTCAAACCCACCGGGCGGTTCAAGGTCGCGGGAACGGACCGGATCTTGAACATCGTCGGCATCGTCGACGACGAGAACAGGCACATCGAGTTGACCATTCAAGTCGTCGAACAGAACCCAAGCGAGAACGCATGAGCATCACATTCACGAGAGCCACGTCGATAAGCAGCTCGTCCGGCGGCCCCACGCTCTCGGGGAACGTGGCGGACGTCGGGTCATCCGCGATCACAATCGACCAGAGCTTCGGAGCGTCGATCGTCAACCAGGCGTTGCCGCTCACGCTGACGGTCGCGAATCTTCAAAGCCTGTTCCTGGTCTCCGATCGAGGCTGCACGATCAAGACCAACGGCACGGCGACGAACGAAGTCCAGACCATCACGGTCACTGGAACGCCCACCGGCGGCTCGTTCGCCCTGTCGTTCAAGGGGGCGGTCACGACGCCCGTCGCCTACAACGGATCGGCGTCGGACGTCCAGACGGCGCTCCAGGCCCTTTCGACGATCGGCGCGGGGAACGTGACTTGCACCGGCGGCCCCTTCCCCGGAGCGTCCGTAGCCTGCACGTTCGCCGGGACGTTGGCCGCGACGAACACCCCCCAGATCACGGCCGGCGGCGGCTTGACGGGCGGTACGTCTCCCGTGGCGACCGTCACGACGACCACGGCCGGCAAGCCTTCGGACGTCATCGTCCTTCAGCCGGGCATCCCGCTCGCTTGGAGTTTGTCCGGCTCGATCAACCCATCGCCGTTCACCGTCGACGTGACGACCCTGTACGTCTCGACCACGGTCGCATGCAGGCTTCGCGGCCTGTTCCTCACCAACTGATCGAGGGGCGGCGCATGACCTTCACCATCGACTCGTCCCACCCCGGCCGAACGCGAATCGTCTTCACGTCGCCATACGACTTCTCGGTCGACCTGCGTTTCGTGGACGACGAAGGGGCTTCAACCTCGCTCGCCGTGGCCGCCAACTTCAAGCCGGACGACGCCGCCTCGCTCACGACGTTCACAAAGAATCTCGACCCGACCAAGCTCGCGACGTTCGTCGATCAGGTCGCCGAATTCATGATCTCGCAAGCCGCCTCGCTGAACAACGGGAGCTGACGTCTTGGACCTGAACCCACTGCGGATAACGCCCCTGCCCGGAGCTGTTTCCATCCCGTTCGTCGAGGACTTCCTCATCGAAGTCTGCTTCCGCGACTCCGCCACCGGAGCGGTCGTCTTGGACTGCACTGGCGAGCATGGCGTCAAGGTCTCCGAGCTTCTTGCCTCTCTTCCCACGGAAGTCCTTGCGGCGTTCGTGAACGAGACGGCTGTAAAAATGGTCATGGTCGCAAAAGGACTGACGTAAATCATGGCGAACGTCTATGTTTCCTCGTCTCGCGGTTCGGACGCGAATCCTGGGACCGCGACGAGCCCGCTCCTTACGATCGGCAAGGCGATCGGGGGCACTCCCGTCGCGGCGGCCGGCGACACGGTCTACATCGAGCCGGGGATCTACCGCGAAGTCGTCACGCTCGGCGTTTCGCCGTCGTCCGGCAGCCCGCTCACGATCATCGGCGACGGAACGGGGGCGAATTTCGCGGCTGCCGGCGGCCCCGGAATAACGGGAACCGTAGACTGGCGGGGCTGGACCGACGATGCGACCCCGATCACCACGTCGGCCTGCTTGTTCGCCAACAACAAGTCGTTTTTTACGCTTCAGGGCGTCAAGATGATCGGCTCCCACGGCGGCAACGCGTCATGCCTTGATCTGAACGGCGCGTGGTCGGACGTCGCGATCCTCGATTGCATCTTCCTTGGGTCGATCGTCAAGCCCTACATCCTCTGGGCCGGCCGAACGCCTGGTTCCGCGATGAATTTCACGGTCAAGCGGTGCGACTTCCTGACCGGCCAGGGCTACTGCATCGACGTCCGCGTCGGCCTTTACAGCTCAGAGTACAACGTCAACGTGCTGGTCCAGAATTGCCGGTTTCTGGGGGGCACGGGAGGCGTCCGCGTCGCCAACGCCGCCGGCACGGGATCGTACTTCGCGACCGGCGTGACGGTCCAAAGCTGCTCGTTCTTCCTGACCAACACCCCCTTCAGCGTCACCGCGCCGGCCGGCGTCAATCTGGCCGCGCCGTGCGTCATCAGCGGCTGTTACATCAACCAGGCCGTCACAGGGCTGTCGGGCGGCAACACGACCCATATCGCAGAAGACTACAACATTGTTTACGCGACGACGCCTCGGGCCTCCGTGAACATCGGCGCGCATTCGACCACGAACGCCGCCCCCGCGTTCAATCTGGACGACGGCCGGATCTCAGGGGGGATTCCAAGACCCTTCGGCGAGCCGATGACGACGAGTCCGCTGCTTGCTTTCGGCTACGGAGCGGCTCCGGCCGACGACCTCTACGGCCAGACTCGCCCCGGCGCACCGTCGAACGGCGCGCTCGAACGAGATGTGTTCCCGAGCGGGTCCATCAACATTTACCAAATCGAGGCGTGACGCATGGCCACGGACAATGTCGAGTTATCTGCTGGCTCAGGCGGCGCCACGCTGCGAACGCTGGCCGGCGCGGACGGCACGGAGTGGCCGGCTTCGGTCGTGGCCTACGCGACGACGGTCAGCCCTGGGGCGAACGTTCTTCAGCCAGTGACGCCCGCCAACCCATTGCCGGTGTCGGCCACGCTGGTCGGCACGCTGGTCGTCGATGCGATCGTGGGCAGCGTCCAGGTCGTTCAGAGCACGCCGGCCGACCTCCAATGCACGGCGAGCATCGCGTCGGGCCAGACGCTCGACAACGTGACGACCGTCGGGACAATCACGAATCCGGTCGCCGTCACGCAAAGCGGCTCGTGGACGAGCACGGCGACTCAGTCGACCGCGTCCGCTCTGCTCTGCACGGCCAGCCAGGGCGGATCGTGGACGGTCGCGGCCACGCAGTCGGGAACGTGGACGGCGAACCAAGGCGGATCATGGACGGTCGCCGCGACCCAGAGCGGAACGTGGAACGTCGGCGTCACGGGCTCAGTCACGGTCGCTCAGTCGACGCCCGGCAACCTGTTGGCTACGGTCAGCATCGCCTCGGCTCAAACGCTCGCGAACGTCACCACGGTCGGAACCATCACCAACCCGGTGACGGTTGCTCAAGCCACGGCGGCCAATCTGAACGCGACCGTCTCGATTGCGGCGGCCCAGACGCTCGCCACGGTCACGACGGTAGGCACGGTCAACACCCTCACGTCGATCACGAACGCGGTCACGGTGACGCAGCCGACCGCCGCGAACCTGAAGTGCACCGCCAATATCGCAACGGGCCAGACGCTCGACACGGTCACCAACGTGACGACGGTCGGCGCAGTGACGAGCGTCACCAACCCCGTCACCGTGGCCCAGCCGACCGCCGCCAACCTCAACGCCACGGCCACGCTGGCGGCCGGAACCAACCTGATCGGCAAGACGTCGGCGTCGGCCGAGACCAGCACGGTCTACAACGGCGCCACGGCCTTGACGCCGCTGTTCGCCCGGTTCCTGACGAGCACGTCCGGCAAGACCACGATCGTCGCGGCGGCCGGATCGGGAAAGCAGATCCGCGTGCTTCGGTACTCGCTGTCGTCCTTCGGGGACGTGACGGCCACCCTCTGGTCGGGCACCTCGGCGGCCATCTCGGGTTCCAAGTATTTGACCAAGTTCGCGGCGGCCGGCGGCGCCTACTGCCCCGTGGGCGTCTGCCAAACCGCCGCGAACGAAGCCCTGACGGTGGACCTGTCGGCGGCCGTCGCCACGTCCGGCGAAGTCACCTACGTCGTCGTGGGGTAACGCATGAGCTTCCTTTACTGGCTGTCGAATCTTGGCATGGGGGCCGGGGGAACCATAACCCCGACTGGTCCTCCGACGCTCCGCGAGGCCGTCCGCGCCAGGCTGGCCGAGACCACGGCGTTGGCTTCGTTGGTCGGGTCTCGGATCTCGTTCAACGCCTTGCCCCAAAAGAAGGACGCCGGAGCCACGTTCCCGGCGGTCACGTTCTACCTGGCCAGCCGCTCGTACGACCGCAATCTCGGCGGACCGAACGGCGTCAGCACCGCGAGCGTCCGCATCTCGTGTTGGTCGAAGTCCGAGCTGGAAGCCGCCGCGATGGCCCAGATCGTCCGGTCGCGATTCGACGGCTTCTCCGGCTGGATGGGGGCGGTCGATGTGATGGGGGCGTTTTTGGAAGACGAGTCCGACCTCCCCGAGTACCCGCGCCAGGGCACCGACTCCTACACGTATCAAGTCGTTCTCACGTTCAACATCGTCCATCGGGTCACCACCCCCGCCTACGTTTGAGGAAGCACAATGCCTGAATATCTGGCGCAGAATACCGTCCTGGGAGTCGACAAGCTCGGCACCGGCGTCACCTGGACCCCGATCAGCTACGCTGAGTCGTTCGACGGCCCGAGCAACACCGTCGGCTCGGTCGAGAAGACCAAGCTGTCGAGCCAGACCAAGGAATACCGTCCGGGTTTGCCGGACCCCGGCGAGCTGTCATTCAGCCTCCAATACGACCCGGCCGACACGGAGGCCGTCTACCTGCGCGGCTTGCTCTCCGCCCCCGCGATCAAGTCGTGGCGACTGACCTATCCCACGCTTCCCAAGGCGACTTTCGACACGTTCGACGGCTTCCTCACCGCGTTCTCTCCGGGCGGCGGCAAGGCCGACGAGATCATCACCGCCAAGGTCACCATCAAGCTGACCGGCTTGATCGTCACCACCACGGCGCCCTGATCGGCCTTCCTCATCGCACGTCGTTCCGGCTCCGATCCTTCATCCATTCGAGATTCAATATGATTACGCGAGAAGCGTTTTTCGCACTTCGGCCCGAGGTCAAGGAAGTCCAGGTCCCCGCCTTGGGCGACGCGGTCTACGTCAAGCAATTGACGGTCGGCGAGATGAACCGCTTGCACATCGAGTCTTCCAAGGAAGGCGGCTTGAACTTCTCGATGTACTTGATCGTCACGTCCGTATGCGACGCGGACGGGGTCCGGGTCTTCAACGACGACGACGTCGATCGGGTTTCGGGGCTGCCCACTCAGGTGTTCACGGACGTGCTCAAGGCGGCCGTCGCGGTCAACAAGCTGTCCGAAGACGACGTCAAGGATCTGGAAAAAAACTAGCCGAGGACGCGGACAGAAGGTTCCTGTTCCGGCTCGCCGCCCGCCTCGGCCAGCCGGTCGCCTGCCTGGAACGGACCATGCCCGCGTCCGAATTCATCGAGTGGAAGCTGCTCTCCCGCATGGAGTGCTGGCCCGACGCCCATTTCGACGCGGCGTTGATCTGTTCCGCTGTCGCCAACTTCGTGGGCGGAAACAAAACCACCGCCGACGACTTCTATCCCGAGCCCGCCAAGCGTGGTGCGGAGCCGTCCGGCCGCCGCCCGACCGCTGAGGAGTCGGCCGGAATCCTCGGTCGTCGATTCCAGGAGAACAACGAAGCGGCGCTCAAGCGGATCGCCGCGATGGGGAGGCGGATATGAAGATCAGCGTGAGCGGCGACAAGGATGTGATCAACGCCCTGAAAAGCCTGGGATCGAAGGTGGAGAAGAAGGTGTTGCGTCAGGCGATGCGGGCCGGAATGCGACCCATGCTGGCGGCTGCGAAAGCGGACGCGCCGGAAGACACCGGCCATCTCAAAAGCAGCCTGGTGATTCGTGCGGCCAAGACGAAGAAGCGTGGCGCGATCGCCCTGGAAGTGCGGCCCGATGAGAAGAAGTACCCGCCGGGCGATTATTACCCGGCGCAGGTGGAGTACGGCACCAGCGACACCCTGCCGAATCCCTTCATGGCCGATGCGTTCGCGTCCACGGGCGAAACCGCCAAGTCGATCGCACTCGGCATGATCGCCGCCGGCATCGACGCCATCGTCAAGCAAGGAGGTTGAGTTGTCTCTTATCGGCAGCATCGCCCTGCGTATGTCCGCCGACCCCGGCCCGCTCAAACGGGATCTGAACCAGGGGGCCGCCGCAGTCCAGTCGTTCAGCTCGCAAGTCTCGAAGACGTCGAGCCTGGTCAAAGGTGCGTTCGTCGCCGCGATCGGCGGGGCCGGCGCCATGGCGATCGGCAAGATGATCTCGTCGGCCAGCGACCTTCAGCAGAACGTCGGCAAGATCGGCGACATTTTCGGCCCACAGGCCAAGTCGGTCGAGGCCGACGCCCGCGAAATGGCCGATTCGTACGGCGTGGCGCTGAACAGCATGCTCGACGGTGCCGGCAAGCTCGGCGGCCTTTTCAAAGGCGCCAAATTCGACTCTCAGGCGACGGCCGACCTGTCGAAGCAGTTCAACAGGCTCACCCTCGATGCGTCGCGCTTCTACAACGTCGACTATGAGACGGCGTTTCAGAAGATCCGCTCGGGTCTCGCCGGCGAAGCAGAGCCGCTCCGCGACTTCGGCGTCTTCCTCACGGCCGACAAAATCAAGGCGCAGGCGCTCGCGATGGGGTTGGCCGATCTCAACGGCGAGCTGTCCGATACGGCCAAGATCACCGCAACCGCCTCGATCATCTCCAACGGATTGGCCGACGCCCAAGGCAACGCGGCCAAGACGGCGGGCGACACGGCCTCGCGAATGGAGGAGTTCAAGGGGCGGGTCGATAACCTCATGACCACGCTGGGCGAGGGGTTGGCGCCGATCGCCGGAAAGGTCCTCGGCGGAATCAACACGGCCCTCGCCGCCATGACGACGATGTGGAGCCAGAACAAAGATTCGGTGCTGGGCTTCGGCAAAACCGTCCTGGATACGGTCGGGTTCTCGGGCGAAGGCGTCAACGTGTTCCAGGTCGCCATCGGCGGGCTGGCTACGGTCTGGCAGTCGGTCGTGCTCGCGTTTAAAGCGTCCCAGATGACGTTTCAGGAGGTCTTCACGGTCCTCTTCGACGGCGTCGCCGAGGTCGTCAAGGTCTGGGACGGCGCCTCCGAGGCGATCCTGGGAACCTCGACGGGCATCGGCGAACGGCTCGGAGAAATGGCCGCGTCGATGAAGGACACGCTCGCCGAGGCCCGCAAGGATTTCGCCGCCGAAATGGCCAAGCCGTGGGCCTGGAACGTGGTGGGCGATCAATTCCAGGCCGCCCGCGACAAGCTCAAGGGGCTTCAGGACGCCGCCGCGAAGGTCCCGGACGCCGTGGCGGCGCTCGCGGGCAAGGGCGCGACGGTCGGCGACGCCGCCACGAAGTCCAAGGGCAAGGCCCACGACCCGTTCGGCGCGGCGCTCAAGCTGGGCACGGTCGAAGCCGCTTCGACCGTGCTGCGCAGCCGAAGCGGCGCCGATGCGTCCAAGGACGCCACTGCGAAGAACACGCTCGACACGGCCGCCGCCGCGAAAGAGGCGGTCACGGTTCAGAAGCAGATCCTTAAAGCTCTCACGCCCGGCTCCCCCTTGAAGCTGACCGGCATCTGAAACAGGACCCATCATGGCTATCACCGTCGACGAAACGAAGCAGTCCAGCGAGATGGGCTGGACGACCGAGGGGGGACGCACGTACGACCTTCAAGTCCGGGTCGTCACCGACGATCCCACCATCGGGGCCAGGGCGGCCGTCCGCGCCGTCAACGTGGATATCGGTTCGACGTATCGATTCCCCCTGGCCGCCCCGACGGAAACGGACTACGGCGCCGTTCTCGCGGGCGTCTCGACCACCAGGGACGAAGACGGACGAGGGTATCTCGTGACCTTGCGGTACGGCCCCTTCAGCCCGCTCGACATGGCGGGGAACGACACCAACGGCTCTCTGATCGTGAATCCCTTGCTGGTTCCGCCGGGACTCAAATGGACTCACGAGACCTTTGAGATCGCCTGTATTTACGACCGCAACGGAGTGAAGATCACCAATGTGATCGGCGATCCGTTCGACCCGGTCCTGACCCGCCCCTACAGCCTCCCCGTCGCCAACATCACGCGGACGCTGGCCAGCTTCGATCCCAACTGGATAACAGCGTTCAAGGATCACATCAACGCATCCGATTGGATGGGCTTCCCGGCCGGCACGATCCTGTGCCGGGAGATTACGGCCGACCGAGCCTATTACTCCGACTGGGGTTGGGCCTGGGATCAAACGCTCGCACTGGCGTTCAAGCCGATCATCACGAGCACCGACGGCACGGTCATCGAGAACGGCTGGGCCGAAGTGGTCCTCAACGCGGGGCTGCGTCAGAAGGTGGGTGGCGTGGTCAAGCAAGTGATGATCGACGGCTCGCCCGCGTCCGCCCCCGTGCCGCTCACGAGCAAGGGGCAGTACGACCCGACTGGCGATCAGGGCTTCTTGTCCTTCGACGTCTACCCCACGGCCGACTTCGACCTCTTCGGCCTGCCGCCCGACCTCTTCTCCGCGACGACCCCGTCGAGCCCCCTGGGAGGGAGTTGATGAGACCGATTGGAATCTCGCCCGCGCAGGGCAAGCGGATCGTCAAGGCCGTCAGGGGGATCGAGCGAAGCTACAATCCCGACCAGCGGCAGCGAACGCCCGTGGCCCTCTGGAACCCCGGCGTCGTTCGGGCGGTCGTCACGACGGCCATTCCGACGGGCACGTTCTCCACCCCGAGCACGTCCGGCGCCGCTCAGATCTATCACAAGGACGCGAGCGGGGTATGGGCGGCTTCCGGCGATCCCGTCGTCGTCAATAACCAGTACGTGCTGACCGCATCCGTCGCCGTCTCGAAGTCGTGCCACCTTTCGTGGTGCGACGGCGACTGGTGGCTTATCGCCATGGACTGTCCCTGATGCCTGGAATCGGATTGAACCCCAGCGGGTGCTGTTGTGCGCCGCCGGTGCCGTGCGCCTGCGCCGTCGGGCCGAGCGGGGCTCCCACGACGCTCCACGCCACGTTTACAGGTACGGGACGCACGCCGATCACGTATGTCCTGACATGGATTTCCGACTGCACCTGGACGGCGCCATGTGCGAACTATCCGTTCTTCGGTTCGGTGGACTTGATTCTGAAATTGCCGCCACTGCCTAGCGGCGTGTTTTTCCAAGGCAGGGCGAACCTCGTGCCCTGCGCTGGTTCAACCGGCGGCGGCTGCGTGATCGACGGCAGCGACCCGGCCGACGCCGCGAAGATCCTCGTCTTCAATTGCAACCCCTTCCATCTCGAAATCAGAATCGTGTCGTGCTTCTTCGGGCTCTACTACGACAAGGTGACGATAACGGCATGACTGACGCCGACCTTGAAACCGTCGTCGCCCGCACCGGCCACGAGCGATACCGATGGCTGACGTCAGACGCCAACACGGACGTCTGGCAACGCGACCAGTACCGGGCTCTCGTGGTCCAGCTCGCGACCGGCCAACCGCCCGAGCCCGCCGCGTATCCGCCCTTGGCGACGATGATCGGCAACGCCCTGACGGCCGGAGTCGCCTTCATCAAGTCGGGATGCTCCACCGTGGATCAGGTCGAGTTCGACCGACGGCATTCCATCTGCGAGGGCTGCGAGCACTTCGACGCGGCTCAGGATCGTTGTCGATCTTGCGGTTGCATGACGAACCTCAAGCTCTGGATGGCGAGCGAGCATTGTCCTCTTCCCGAACCGAAGTGGTGATCCTCACGCCCGCGTGTGAGAGGCAAAAGCGATCCTGTTCGCTTCAAGCTTGCGATCGATTCATCCCCCGGCCTTGAGCCGGGGTTTTTTCATGGGCTGACCGAAGCATCGAGTTGACGGCGTCGAAGTCATGATCTAGGTTTAAAAAAGAGATCGACTGGCTCTAGTAGGCTGGGGTCGAACAAGCAAGGCCGCCGGCACCGCGCTCTACGGTGTCGGCGGTTTTTTTCGTGCGCCGAGGTTGTCGTGGACCAGCTTCAGGATGGAGGTCCGTGTCGACTCGTCCAGCTTTGGCCATGCATCCGCGATCTCGGCAAGGTCGACGTCGTTTTCACTCTGACGTGTGTCGGTGGGCAAATGGTGGGCAAAGGCCTCCTGAGAAAGACGTAAGTCCTTTTTGGGGAATACTTTTGAGGCTTCCTCGCAACGGACTGAAAATCCGTGTGTCGGGAGTTCAACTCTCCCTCTGCCCATTCCCCCCTCATCCCTCTCAGGCCGACGGGATGCGTCAAATCCCGTCTTTTACCTGGTGAGGCCGCCCCCGCCGATCGATCCCCGTCGACCTCCGACTCTTTGCATCCCATTCCGTCCCCTCCGGTGGGCAAATGGCGGACAAAGACTTTGCTTCTAACGTAAGTGGGTTATCCGACAAGTCGCCTGACGCCGGGGACGGCAGCGGGGCTGATGGCGACGGCGGCGGCCCCAGACGAACGGAGGGCAGTGCTGGTTCCAGTAGACCGTCGCCTCCTCGACCGCGCGGCTGACCTCCTCCCAGGTTTTGAAGCGTCGGCCCTTCAACGCCAAGTTCCGCAGCACCTTCCACCACGGCTCGATCAGGTTCAGGTACGCCGCGTACTTCGGTTGGAAGACGAACTCCCAACGCGGACGCGCCAGCGCAAAGAGCAAGACGTCGGTCGCCCGGTGGGCGCTCAGGTCGTCGACGATCGCATAGACGCGCTGCGCGTCCGCCGGAATCCAGGCTTCGACCTGTTCCAGGAAGTCGGCCCAGTTCAC